ATAGTCATCATAGAATATTTCCCATTCCCCATTAAGTTGTAACCTCAACATTTCTTCTAGTTTAATTCTAACCTTTTTAGATTCTTCTTTTTTCATTTTAGATTATTTAATTTTTCTTCAATGCTTTTTCTCATCTCGGTAATATCATTTATAATCTTATCAGTTTCCACTTTACTATTATCCAAAACTTTATCTAAAACAGTTGTAACTTTTAATAAAGCAGTTAAATTACTTTTATCTTGTTCTCTCAACTCTTTATGAAGAGAACTTATTTGAATAGAATATTTCTTCTCACGTTTTAAAAAATATATAACAGCTACTACCAATAATGATATAACAGGAGCTAGTTGAGCTAATTTCATTAATAATGTTATCATTTCTTCTTATCTTCTTTTTTATTTTTATAATTTTCTTCTTGTAAAAATATAATAAACTTCATTAATTTAAGTCTATTCTTTTTACTTTTATATTTTAATCCTATTTTATTTTTATTATTATTAGTCATCAACTCCAAAATCACATCTATCTTTACCACCATTTCCTAAATAAACACCATTAAAATAACTAGAGTTATTTGGTCTAATCGTATCTATTGAACTACCAGGGTTTTGATATTCAGGTATTGAGGTAATATTAGCCTTTAAATAATCTATTAATCTTTGAGAGGTAAATTCAGCTACATCTAATATAATAGATCTTAACCATTTAACTTCTCCTATATCAGCACTAGATCCAAATTCACTACTTCTTTTAGTAATAGATTTATTAGTAAATTTTAAATATATAAAAGGTAAAGCTTCATAAGCTGAATATTCAACTAGACAAGGTTGTACATAATCATCTAAAATAGTTTTATAAATCCCAGTAATAGAATTGGATATAACATCATTTTTTAATTTATTATATAAAGATGTCCCTAACATCTTATGAATATAGTTCTGAGCTTTTAAGATATAAGGGTTTAAGATATCATCATCTACATTACCCTCAATAGAACTATTATCTTTTAAATATTTAGCTGATATGAATTTTACTTTACTCATTATTATTTATTAATTTTTAAATAGTGTATAATTATTTAATTTAATCTCTTCTTTAACTCCATTTATTTTACTAAAACTATTCAACACCTTTTCGATTTTTCTTTGTTGATAATCTATATAAGTGGTTTGAAATAACTCCATAGCATCTATCAACTCAGCTCTACCACCTAATTGACCTTCAGTTCTAACACCGAATAACATAGGAGAAACAACTTCGTGACCAATAAAAATCTCTTCTTTAATTTGATTAGCTAGTAATAGATATCTATCATCAGTTCCATTTAATTCAATGGGTAATAACTCAGGAGCTCCATCTTTACCATCAGAAAATGTTAAGATAAATTTACCTGCATTTGTACTACCACTATATTTCTTCTCAAATTCTCGATATGCTATATCCATTTCTTCTTCTGAAGGAATCCCAGTTGAAAAATTTAAAACAAATCCAGCTGAAAAACCATTTTTAATAGATGATAGATGAAAATTACTAATCTCCCAATCAGCATCTATCCAGGTTAAAGTACTAGAATAAGCAGGTATGGGGTAATATTCCATACCAGGTTGATCCTCAATATATAAGTATATTTGAATAGGTTCTTCTTCTTTAGTTAATTGAGAAAATCTACTAACTTCAACTGGTGTATTATCATTCTTCCTAACATTAGACCAATCTTTAGAAATAAATAATTTATCATCACCCTCAGCAGATAATCTAACTTTTCTATAATCAAAATAATCTATACTAGCTATTTTTGATCTATCTCTACTCCATTTTATTTTTAAAGCGAATCCACCATAAATTTCTAAATCAAAAGCTATCTTACTAGCTATATCCTCCATAGTTTTCTTACTATAAATATTACTTATAAAATCGGTATATTCCTTACTAGCATTTGGTAAATCTAAAAATCCATTACCAGCTACCATTTTTGATTTTCTATTAATAATAGCTTTATGTTTATTACTTCGATTATGAAATATATCTAATAAATAATCAGGGTAGTTATTTTTACTACCATAATCAATCCATTTCTTATTCCTATTCTCTTTAAAAATTGGAACATTATTATCATTCTTAAAATTAATTACTTTAAAATTAAATTTATTTATATTATTTTTAGACATAGATAATTTATATTTTTTATTTTATGATATATAAGTATATTCTCTATCATCATCAGTTGATGTATATTCATTATAAATAGAAGCCGTTCCTATAACTTCCATTAAACCTATTTCAACAACAGAAGCGGTTGAGGTATCAATAGTAGAACTATTAGGTGTCTCCCATACTTTATAATCATATTGACCAGGATCTAAATTAAAACCACCACTAAAAGTAGCTGTAACTCCCTCTGAAAATGTAAAGGAATCATATCTATCACTAATAGAGCTATTAGTAGCTGTTATATAAGTGGAGAATCTATTATCATTACTATTAAATTCGAAAATATAATTAGGGTTCGTTAAAACCGATTTCTCTTTTAATGTAAAAATAACTAATTTACTTTCCCCTTTTTGAATCCTTATCATTTTTAATAGAACTTTTTTTATCCTCTTTCACACCTTTATATTTAATAACTTTAATCTCTTCAAATAAATCTTTTAACCCATTATCATAGTAATATTGATAAGATGAGCTAGGTATATCTTCTAAACTTATTTCCTTACCTTTAAAAACTATATTACAATGTAAATATTTCTCTTTAATTTTAAGCATCTTCTATTATTCTTTTTTATAATAAGTAAATTTAATTTTTTTGTTTATAAATAAAAAAGGAGTTACAGAACGCACTCCTTTTAAACCTTTTATTATATTATAAAAGTTATCGAGATATATTTTTATATCAGACTAAAATTGGCTAGAGTTTGGTCAATCTCATTAGCAGGTTCTGACTCTTTCGCTAAGAAAGAAAGTGTGAATCCATTTAAATCTCCGAACGCTTTACCAACACCTATTGTACCATCATTAGAACAGTACCATTCTCTGTACTAGCAGTTACTTTTTCTGTAAATTCAGAAACCTCTACTTCTTGTTCAAAAGTATAATAACTTACTGTACCACCAGTAAATCCCTCAATTATTGAGTTTGTGCCAGTTGTATATGTAACATTAGAATCAAAATTACCAATATAAACCTCATTTACACCACCAATAGAATCTCTACATCCTAAACTATATCCATTTGTAATTAAACACATATTTTTTATTTAATTTTTATTTTAAATAGGGAGAAATTAATCTCCCTATTAAATATTTAAGATTATGCTGCGTAATGTACAACAAATTGAGGGAACGCTATCCCTGTTCCTTGTTTCCATTTAGCTAGAAATCTAACTTCATCATTATCTTGTGAATAAAAGATTTTAAAGTTTTCAGAATCATTAAGTAAATCAGTACCTAACGATAAGTTACTTGCTGGAGTTAAAACCATATCATTCTGACCATTCAATCCTCTAACAGCCACAGCTTCTACATTTGTTCCAGGGAGCATAAATCTGAAATTACCTTCATTAATTTGATAATTAAATAGATTAGCATCTCTATAAGCTCTTGCTAATATTCTAAATGCTGGGTATGACATAAATAATTTTAAATCATCAACATCAATAACATCAGTTGGTACTAAAGCTACTGTATCACCTCTCCAAATAAGATCTTCTACTAAAGCTTGAACTTGATCAGCTTTTTCTTCAGCGTATATTTGTTCGAAAGGAATATTCTCATTATATGAACCAGGGTTCATCATAGTTGAGGTATAATAATCTTCTAAATCATTTAAACAAATACTCTCATTTACTTTTATATCACATACTGTGATTGTTCTTTGTGTCAATGCTGTTGAACCAGAAGCTCCCCAACCACAAGCTCCAGCTTGTGCGACTAATGTACTACCAATTATATTAATTGTAGCGGAATTCTTAATCCCACCTTGTACGTTGATTATGTCAGCAGTCCTACCTTTAAGTACAGATGCTTTAATCAAATCCATTTTGTTCTCATCAGTCCAGGCTGATAATCCACTTAAATCTAACATTTTAAATTTATTATTTTTTTGTTCTCATAGATCTAATCGCTTCTAGATTAGAGGCAATTGTTGATTTTTGAGTTTTTTTCATTGATGAAAAAGTTGATTTTAAATCTACCATCTCATCATTTACTGGTTGATCACCAATTTTTTCTACAACTTTTACAATACTCATTGTTGCATCAGCGATAGAATTTTGTTTAGAAATTAATTCTTTTACTAATTCTTCTAAATTTGAAAGTCTTCAGGTGCATTTGGATCAACAGGTGCATTTGGATCAACAGGTGTATCTACTATTTCAGAAATCAACGAATTGGAATCAGTTGTAATAACTCTCCCATCTTCTAATGTATAGGTTGAATCAGGTATTAATTGATCACCAATATCAGTAGCTAATTTAATTTCATCTCCTACAGCTAGTGCATCACTTGTAGTTTTTAAAATATTACCATTTGAATCCTTAACAATAATAAATTTAATATAGTTGTGAGGATTAGTATTAACTTCACTTTCTTTAGAATAAAATGATAAAAGATTTTTAATTTTATCAATAGCTTCTTTTGATTTATTCATTTTCTACTATTATTTTTTATAAAAAGTAGATATTAAATATTTGTTCAATTTTCATATCTACTTTTTTAATATTTATAGATCTAAATCATCTATAATTTTTTTAATTTTATAATATAATATTTCTTCTTCTGAAAATTTACTTTTCATAAAATTTTGAATAAAACTACCCTCGATAGAAAATCCCTTAACTATTCCAGTTTTAATAAAATCATTCCACACTACATCATTATCAATTTTATAACTAATCATCCAAGTACCATCTACCATATCAGTATAATTTTTACCACCAGATTTACCATTAGCTATATCAACTAACCAAGATTCGAAAACTGTAACCCCATCTACTTCAAATGAGTGTTCTAAATTGGAACTATTAATATCAGATTTCTTAAAGAATATTTCAGCAGCTTTTCTAACTGTATCTTTAGAAAAATATACCATAAATCTCTCACCGGTTATAGGATCTATTCTTAATATATCCATATTAGGAATCATAGCAGGTCCGGTAACTATTCTCTTTTCTTCATTTTGAATAGCGAATTTTATATTATTAACTTTATTAAAATAGAAGAAATCTACTTCAATAGCTGGTTCACTTACTAAAGATATTCTATCTAATGATCCTTCTAAATCATCTATTGTAAGTTCTACTCTTTTTAAATTATCCATTATATTATTTTTATTTTATTTATATTTATCCCAATACAGCTCTATCTTCTATTCTAGCAACTTCGGTTTGAGAGTTTGTTATATCAGATTCAACTACATAAGCTTTAACTACTTGTCCTGATCCAGCACCTGTTCCTACAAATCCATTATCAACAGTACCATTAGTTTGATTAAAGGTAAATCCATTTCCTAAACTATTGTTATTTGAACTAGGGGCTGATGATGCTATAGCTGCTGATGTAGCAGCTGATAAAGAGGGTACTGTTAATGGTGCTGGTCCTGGAACTTTTGCTTTAGATAGAGCTTTTTTAGCTGAGACGATTCCACTTAAAACAGCAGCAACACCAGAGATAATTGCTGGGATATTTGTGGGAAATGGTAGATCCGATCCAGCGGCAACAGCTCCAGCTATACCTTTAGCAGTATTTAA